CGTATTAATGACCACAATAGGGCCCCCGCCTCTAAAGGCGGTGGATCCCCCGCCGGCGCTAGCCAGTCATAACGGCCAGAGCTCGGAGAAGGAAAATACTTGGACTTTGTACGGATGTAGTACTTGTACGAAGCCCCGGTAGCCAATCTGTAATCGGCTAACGACTCAGGCAGATCTGCCGCGAGTAAGTATTTCTGGAGGGTATAACTATGTACGCAATAGTGTACTTGAGCAAAACAGGCATGAACATATGCCTCACCAAGATCCCAACGTGTTGAATTGTTGGTAAACCAGTCAGCAACAAAGCTGAATGGTATGGTGTCCCACAAAGCACTCGGCGTCGGTAAGATGCCGTTTGCTTCGAAAGGGAGTAATGCTGAAGACACTGATCCAACCGGGAACGTAATCATGACTTTGCTCCTTACTGTAAGAGTATAGCCACTGAGAACGTCACCCTCGGGAAAAGTGTACGTGAACTTCCCACGTAGGTCAAGGTCAGCACGAAGCTTATCGCGCAATTTCTTGGCGATAGAATCGTACTTTTTGGCAAATTCGAGTATATCACTCTTATAAGCCAAAATCCCGTACTGCGCAAGCAAGTACGTGTCACTGGCAAAATCTATCATTCTGATAGTGCCAGCGATAAGACGACCTTGTGGGAGCAAGCTGAGGAAATCTTCGATCGGAGCTAGATTAGGCATAAGCCTTAATAGCTCGCCGAGTTCGGCGACGGTCTCAACGTAGTTAGCGTTGATGATCGTCCGATGGTCGGACACAGCTTGCGATGCCGATACGTAAGCCGAACCAGCGATTTCATAGAAATTCCTATGAAGGTTACGGTCCAAGGCATAAAAATGCCTGGACCACCGAGCTTCAATTTCTTTAGGCTCATCGATGGCAGACCCTATGTAGATGGTCACATGTGGAGTCGTCTTACTGACAAACTCCATATGGCCAGGCTCATACGCAGGCTGGGGATAAGTTGAACCCCCAGACTTGCAAGAATGCCGAGTTACAGAAAAGTTACTGTAAAACGGCATCCAATATGGCCCGTACACGCCGGTAGGCGTGGACGTTATAAGGGTGTTGGCTTTGCGCATTAAGCGCCACTCAGGTGTCCATACGATATCTATATCATAAATACAACTGGTATAGTTCTCGTCTGGTGAATTCACCGAGTAGTACTCCTCACGGATCTGATAATGGAGACCACATTCGTAGTCTTCCTTCTCAAATCCCACACTTAGCAAGGACTGGGTGTGAACCCAAGGTCCTGCTTGCGAGCTAAAGTGTGGCTGTGGTTCTTCCGACTTTCGCCGGAAGATCTCTACAGCGTCCTCAAGACGGCAATAGTATTTGGTTGTCTTGTTACCCAAAAGGTTCAAGAAACCATTACCATCCATCTTGTAGGGTGATTGACAAACCCACTTATCGATATCCTCGTCCCAAAGGGACTCTGGAGTATGATAAATGGTTTCGTAAATCAACGAGGAAGGCGGCATCAGCGTTCCCTCCGTAGTTCCATGTATCACTCTTTTCTCTTTCTCGAAGCGAAGCTTATTGGCTTTGTCATCGGAAAGGACCCCTAAGGCAGTGCCTACCCTTGAAAGCATGCTTGCATAGAGCAAAGCATCTTCATAAGGGAGGTACTTAACCTTAAAAGGAGCAGAGTGACGTAACGAGAGTTGCTCAAAATGATCTGCGTCGTAAAGCGCGACAGGGTCGAAGGTAAAGTACTCCTTCGTTTGCCCCATCGGCGTTGCGATTAGCTGGTCAAAGAGCAGTCCACGGATCTGGGCTTCGGTATAAGTATTATCACC